ATTGCCGACATTGCCAAGAGCTTTTGATACATTCACTCCAAACATATCCTGATTTACATTCACATCAATGTATTTATCAGGCACTACCTGTGGAGCAACTTGTCTTTGATATTGCGGTACTTGTGGCATTTATTTTAATCCTCTTACTTTTCTTGTCCGATAAAAAAACTCAAAATCATTCGGTATATTCAATCCGACAGGATGCGGATTATTAAAATTAAAACCAAATTTTGTGAGCCATTTTTTTGCGAGTTGATTTTCTTTGAAAAGAATATTGAAGGTCATCCAAAAATCTTCATCAATTTTTTCCAACTCAACTTTTATATTTCTCAAAAGACACATCTGATAATCAACAATTTCAGGAGTTGAAAGAAGCCAAACAGCTCCAACACCTTCCTCTGTTGTTCTGGCACATCCGCCCATACAGACAGGAGTGTCATCTGATTTTTTGCAGCCAAGCACAAAATAATCATCATTTTCCATTATGTCTTTCAGGCATTCTTCAATATAGTTTTCACCTTTTTGAAATATTGCCTCATGTCTGTCCTCATCTCTCAAATGTTCAAGAATATAGCGGACATCTTTCTCATTCTTTTCTTTGCGATACATTATGCACCTAATAATTGTTTTTTCTGACTTACTGCTGCATCAGCTAATCCACGAGGAGCTGTTTTTACATCTCTTCCTGCAAGAGAAGTTTGTTTGTTTCTTGCGCCTAATACAGAAGTCTGTTGAGCTGCATCTGCTTTTGTTACTGTTGCATCTGCTTGTTTCGGAGCAACAACTTCCTCTTGTTTCGGAGTTGTGCTAACAGCAGGCATTGATGGTTTACTACACATTTTATTTTTCCCCTTTCAATTTTGGTTTTTGCGTTTTTGCTTTTTCTTTACTTCTTACAATTTTTTTACTCTTCATATTTTTCCCTTTCAGGTTTTCCAAACTTTCTGACGAGCTCCAAGACAGCGCCCTTCATCCTGCATCTATCTCCAAGAATGGTATAAATAAAACATTGAGAACAATTGCAGCCGAGATTATAACAATCTCTTGCTGAATTTGTCCATCTTCTTTGTGAAGTGGAATGGTATCTGTCCAAATTAAATACTCCTGATTTTAATAAGCAGCATCAGAAATATCTTCTGTATTAACAATTGCGCTGACCGCAGATATTGTTAAAGGCAATGGATATTTTTGTTTCAAATGGATGCTTGCTCTGTCTGTTGGAGTGTTTAATGGAGTTGCATCTTTTTTGCCAGAATACAAATATCCGCTATCATTTACACTTTCAATACTTCTTGCAAGCTGCATTTCATTGCCCATATTTCCGACAATGAAAAAATCCTCTCTTGAATTTAAGATATTTACTGTTACTGTATTGATTTGTTTCAAAAGTCCATGAGTATTTTCGCCTTCAACTCCAAGAGTTTCAAACTCAAACTCATAAGGCAGACCAACAACCAAATCAGTTGTTTCTTTCGGCAATGTAATTTTGCCATCTGCTGACACTTTCAAATCTGTAATAACACCGCCATCTGCAAGAGCAATTACATAAGTATTTGCCAGATGGTCTAATCCTGAAACATTTACGACAGGACTATTAAAATGAGCAGATAATCCGCAATCAACCAAGAAAGCTGTTTTTGCATTTTTTACAATTCTTGATTTTGTTCTTTCAACATATTTGACATCTTGCCCATTTATATTTCTTTTAATTACAAAATATGCAACATCCTCTTTTCCTTCACGAATTACAGCAACACTTTCAAAAGTGCCCTGTGTTTCTTGCCTTCCCCATCCGCAAAGTTTTTGCTTCTTGTTATATGTCAATGTAGCCAGAGAGCCATCATCAAACACGACAAACACAATTCTATATGGAGCTTTTGCATAAGCTATGTAAATAATTTCTTTACCTTCAAACAAATGACTTGCATATAATGACAGCTCATCACCATCATAACTGTCTGATAAATAGTCATAACCTAATTCTCTAATCACACCGCCGCCTGCTTCAACAAAAATAACCATTGAACCAGATACAACAGGCTGAACATGAGAAGAGCCGTATGATGATTGAATAGTTGCAACAGGCATTGGATTTGCTTCAAACTTACCATCTGCGCCATTGATTTTATATTCAGAGTTTGAAGTCAATGCAATTAAATCCTTAAAAGGAATTAAGTGCCTTATCTCATTTACTTCTCTATCTGCAAGAGGTACATCAACAGCATCTGTTGCGATTAAAGGTCTTGAACAGTTGAAGTTGTTTGATGTAGCTGTTTGAGAAGCATACAATGTTTGAGGATTATCAACAGTATTTGCATAAATTTTTCTTTGCTGATAGTATGCGCAGCAAGAAGGATTATTATCATTTGCAAAAGGATTTTTCTGAATAGGAGCTGTTTCTTTCAAATCTGGCTCAATATTATCATCTGTAAAAGAGTTTGTTTTTGATGTTCCGACATATCCAAATATACCATTAACAGAGCGATAGACATTGTATTCTGTTGCACCTGATACTGCTGTCCAATTTATTGTCATATATTCTGATGTTGTCCAATATGCTTCTCTGTGTCCTGATACACTTACCTCATTTGAACGAGCGCTCTCTTCAAGAGTGTCTGCATCAACGGCTGTAACAAGATATGTATAAGTACGCATATTGCTGCCTGTACCACCAGACCATGAAGCTGTTACATTTGTTGGCGGAGATATTGACGGCTCAAATAATATGCTGCTCAATACCCAATTATCATGGTCATATCTTACAAGCTCTTTTGGCGCATAATTAAGATGCGTGATAGTTAATACATCCGCAGACTGTGCAAACTTCAAATATTGTAAATCTTCTGCTGCGTAAGGTGTTGCAATCTCATAAATTTCATCATTGCTATCTAAAATATAGCCGCCATCCTGAATAAATCTGAAATATTTATCACCTGCTTCAATGATGTATGTTTGTTCACTATTAAATGTAAAAGGAATAAGGCGGACTTTTTTGGAGCTGTCTTTTACCTGTCCGACATATTCAAGACCAAATCTATTTGATACACATCCCTCTTGATGCACAAATCCATTTTTAAGAGTTTTCAAGCCGATAGAATATTGCTCTAAATCTGTTCTCATATACAGAGGCGGACAAAATTCACCTCTTGAAAAACTTACTTGTGATATTCTTGTATTTGCCATTTTAATTACCTAACATCCAAATATGTGCTTTTATCTTCATCCACTTCTTGACCTTCTGATGCGTTTGCGATTTGACCTAATCTCACCTTATCCCAATATTTTTTCATTGCATCATCAGCTTTTTGTTGAGAGCCTGTAATTGCTTTGCCAGATACACCTGCTAAATATAAAGCAAGAGCTGCTGCAAATTCCGGAGCAAAAAATATTTCTTTCTCAACTCTTCTTGTGTATCTCAATGTAATAGGTGATACAGTTGTAAGAAGGACTTTCTGCCCTGCTTCATTAGATGACGGCTTGAATTTTTTTCTCTCACCATTGCCGCCGTAAAGAAAAACTTCACGAGCATTAAGACAGTCATTCGGACAGTCATAAACATATTGATAGCGAGGGTCAAGACATTCATCTGCTGTTGGTGTAAGAGTTCTGTATTTTTCTGCAAAATTCCAATCAAATGCTTTTAATACTTCATCTCTTGCATTTTCATAAAAGTTTCTTAAAATGATTGCTCTTGTATCATCTTGCGCATCTGCGTTTGTAATCGGAGCAGTAACACCGAGCTCATTCAAAGCCATATTAAATATTTTTGTTTTTGATGTTGCCATATCTCCCCCTATAAAAACCACTTGCTTGCAACAGAGCCTGCTTTCGCAACTCCATCAATACCTGATGCAAGAGCATTCATCTTTCCTGCCGAGTAAGCATTCTGTCCTGCGATAACATCCAGATTGCTTTGATTTTGGAAATTATTAGCTTGCTGTTCATATTGTATTGCTTTTCTTTCGTAGTTATAACGAGTTTGAAGAGCATCCAATTCACCCATAGCTGCTGTATCTTCAATGACATCAAGAGCTGTGCCCTGCGTTACATCAATCCCATTTGCAGCCATTGCAGTCTGTTGAGAACCAATTGCTTGCGCAGTTTTAATTCTTTGCAATCTTGCTTCTTCAATTCCCTGCTGTCTTTCAAGAGCGGCATTACTTTGAGCTATCTTTGCATTTTCTTCTGCAACTTGTGCCTGATAGTTATAATATGCTTGCTGTTGTTTTCCCTGTTGATATGACGAAACACCACCCACGACACCGCCTGCAACACCTGCAATTGCACCTGCTGCAAGTGCCACATTAGCAACACCTGTCATTACTCCAAGAGCAGATATACCTGCCGCAGAAGCTGCTGATGCTGATGCAATTGCTGCTGATGATAATCCCAGAGCTGTGCCGAGAGCTGTCATTGTTATTAAACACATTTTCTAATTTCCTTCTTTATTTTTTGAGAGCTGCTTCAAGCTCTGCAATTTGTTCTTTTACTGTTTTCTTGTCAGCATCTTCAATCAAAATACCTTTTTCAATGCCTTCATTGATAAGTTTGTCAAGATACTCAATTTCTTCTGGTGATGCTTCAGGAGCTTTCACTTCTTCTGATTTTCCTTCTGCATTATTTGCATCAGGATTTACAGGAGCAGCTTCTCCGCCTTCTTTTGTTTCATCCTGTCCAACATTGTCCAATTCACCCTCACCTGCATCATCAGGATTTACAGGAGTTTTCCCTTCATCTGGATTTTGTTGTCCAACATTGTCCAAAGGTTTTTCTGGTTTTTTCTCTTTTTTAGTTTCAATTCCATCTGCAAGAGTTGCCCAAGATGGTAAATTTTTCCCTTTGAAATCTATAATCCTGCCTGCTTTTATAAATTCAAGATTATAGTAGCAATCTTTAATGACTTTAACCTTCATTTTCTTCTCCTTTGCCGTATAATACTTTTGCTGCGTTAATTGCAGCATCTGCTTTTTGTTTTAATTTTGGAGCGACAAGTGCCATAAGTTCTTTATCTTGTTTGATTTCTTCTGCTCTCATGATTGTTCTTGCAGCATCATCAATTTCCCAATCTTTATACTTTTGCTCTTGTTCAGCACCTTCTGCTTCAATATTCAATTTGATTTCTTGCGACATTTTTAATTTCCCTTTCAAATAAAAGCAGAGGAGCAAAAACTCCCCTGCTTGTTGTTAGTTACATATCTTGATATGAACCTTCATTGGCAGCAACAATGCCTGCTGTGATTTTGCCTGCTGTTGCATTTGAACCTGTTACATCATAGTAAAGGCGCATATAGCCAAGATTACCTTTTGGAATGAAGTTAATCGGAGCAACATAACCTGCTTTAAGGTCTGCTGCTGCAATTGCACCTGTTGCAGCTAAATCAACAGGAGATGTAAATGCTGCATCAGTTGCAGTTTGTACTTTGATATTCAAAGATGTCAAAGTTGCAAAATCTTCTGTTACCTGTATGCGAAGAGGTATAGGTGTTCCGAAAGCAACCTCTTTTAATTGACCTGCTGCCAATTTGATTACATTTGTAGAAGCTGCATCTGCTGTTACAGCTTGATTGTTTGAAAACAGATTTTCTAAATCGTATAACATTTTTTATTTCTCCTTATAATTTAATTTGTGTAATAACAGCAGAGTATGACCGCTCTGCTATCGGCTTTGTAGTTGAAGAACAACTATGAAACAACTGCTTCTGTATCAAGAATTTGGTCGCAGCATTTTACAGGGATGCCCAAGAATTTAACAACAGGCTGACCTGCAAATTCGCCAAGAGTAAGATTTACATTAGTCTTATTCATAGCTTGTAAGTGCAAGAATGTTTCAATTGTTTCATTTACATAGATAACAGTCTTGCCGCCTTTTGCGTGCTTTTTAATTCTGTGATACATCTGTATCATCAATGTGATTAAATCAGCAGCACCTGAGCCTGATAAATCAGAAACATCAATGTTTGCAATTCTGCCATTTGCTCTGTAATTTCTAACAGTTAGACCAACATCCCAAGAGAAGTAATCTCTGTATGCTTCAAAGTCATTGCCATTAGCATCTTGTGCTGTTACTTGACCTTTATCAACATGTTGCAAACCTGCTTTGCTTCCTTTTGGGAATAACAAGTGAGTGTGTTTTTCACCCCAAGTTACAAACCAGATAGAAGTATTGTCAGCGCCAGAGCCGCCTGCTGATAAGATTTGATAACCGATATTGCCCTTTGTAGTAGAGATTTTATTATAACGAGTT